GAAGCGAGCTGTAAGAGGGAGATTAGCTCCAAGTCGACTTATCCCTTGGGGGATGAAGCTATCTGAACCTTGAGCAAGAGAACCGGTGGAAAGTGGTGAACTCAGCTTAGTCCAACTAGCTTGAATGAATGCGAGTTGAACAAAACCGGGTGATACTGCTTGAACCTCTAATGTGAGTAAGACCTCTTGGTCTGTCTCTGCTCCGGTGACTGTGATTGTTGCTTCCTCAAAAGCTGAAGCGAACCTTGAAGAATCTGTGATGGTCACCGGTGCAGATGTGTATTTGTTGCTTGAAGTTGGGAAGGTCACATTGAATCTGAATGTACCGCCGGCCGTTGTTGTGTGAGCTCCAAGTCTAACCTTGATCTCATTGTGAATATTGGAAGGTCTAGGGATGTACCAGTCACAGGCCACAACATAAGATGTTGAGTTGATCTCAAAGACATCCTCATCCCAATATTGATTCAACACATCACCACAACCACCGACAGCAAAAGCGTAGTTCTGAAGATCTCCAAGTCTGCTTATCTCAGTTGTCCTTAAAGTAAGTCCTGCTGTGGTTCTAGCAGGATCAACTAAAGTTGGTGGTGATGTGTACGAGTTGCTCATAGGTGCTCAATCTCCAAGCTCACAGGAACTCTTCTTCTTAATCTTGTTGGATAGGCTAGGTCAAAGTCTGAGCTAACTAGACTTCCTCTGATTCTGCCTTGGTCACCGTTGTCTTCAGACGTATAGAGGAGGTCATAGGCCTCTTGACTTCCAACAACTTGAGCAGTCCTCAACGCTCGCCTTGAATCACCCCATCCTTGATAGAAGTTGATTCGCTCCCCCGGTCCGACCAAGGGGACAAAGCGCTCTGTGAAATGTCTATAGTCATCGCTTTCATCAAGGAGCGCGTCAAGATCAAAGGCTAGAGAGCTTGTGACATATGATCCAATGAAGTTTGAAACATAGCCACCGCCTATCTTTCGTCTGCTCTGTCCTACGTTCTCAACTTTTAGATGGTGAGATTGATAGGGTCTCGATGGAAGTAGAACCCCGGCGTTTTTATGCGTTGATGTGACTCTTGAAAAGCTGCCATCTATAACCGGAGTCTCATTTCCTGTGAACCCAAGGAGGTCTCTCAAGGTGGTTGAAGTCCAAGATACATCGCCCTTGCTTGTTGGATAGTAACACCTAGTGAACCCATCATCTGTGATAGTCCATGTGATATTGGTCACTGATTGAGCTGTGTTGTCCTGCTCTTGGAGAGAGGAGAGCCCAAAGTTATCAGCGTCACTTTCACCATGGCCACGAATAAAAACGCTAACATCTTGGGTATCACTGAAGGTAACAGGAAAGTTAAATGTGTTAGCTGTTCCAACTTCATCAATACGATAGAGCACATCTGACAAGTCCAAGAGGCCTCTTGTCCAATCGTTAGGAGCTGTAATCACATAATCAGAACCAACGAGAGTCGCGCTCAGTGTCGATGATCCAAAGCCTAGAGGATCACTTGTTCCAGTCATAGTTAGCGTGAAGTCAATATCACTACTAAACTCAACCTTGTCATCTTCGGTGATGGTAGCGCTCCAAGTCGTACTTACTCCGGCATCATTAGCGCCTTTGACCAACTGACCTTGAGCCTTAAGAGATGAGGATGAACCGCGCCCATTAAGGAAGAAGAGGACATCCTCATAAACTCCCTCACCTGCTGAGAAGGTAGGCATAGAAACAGCGCCACCGCCTGATCGAGTGAAGAGCTGATCACCGCTTAGGCTTCTCATGTCCCAAGCGCTAAGAAGTGCAAACTGTGGGGCTGGATTATTCAATGGCATTACATAGCCCTCCTTGGTGCGCCTCTTCGTCTAGTATTCTGTAGATTAGTGATCCGATCTGCAAGCGCTTGTTCAGCCGCTCTTTGTGTGTCGTATATCACAGCACCGCCAAAGTTGATATTAAACACCATAGCTGTCTGTTCAGCTTGCTCTCTCTCAGGAGCCGGTGCTGTCTGTGGTGTTCCAGTAGGTGAGGCAACTCCACCGCTTGAAGCGCCACCGCCTCCACCTCCAAGCGCTTTACCTGCTACACCGGCCGCCGCGCTAGCACCGGCAAAGAGACCGGCCGCCGCAAAGTGATTACCGGCCGCCGCCGGATTAAGGATAAGAGCCGCTGTTCCCTTGGCTACCTCCATCAAACTTTGAACGGCCGCTTGTCTGCCAAGACCTATCAGCATTTGACCAATAGCCTCATTGAAGCTCTCACCAAAGAGTAAGGAGGCATAGGCCGCTTCAGCGATACCGGCTCCATATTGAGTACTAAACTCACCTATCTTTTCAATCTGTGCATCGATGGATTGATTGATGATGTTTTGGCGCTCGATAGCCTGTCTTCTGTTTAGCTCTGTGATCTCTTCTTGGGTGTGTGAGTTTAGCTCTAGCTCTCTAGCATATCTGATCTCAAGTAGTCTTAGCTGTTTCTCTGTTTGGTCTTTGGTGAGGTTGGCTTCAAACTCTAAAGTTTCATAGATGAAGTTGGCTCTATGCTCTGCTCTAGCTTTCTCCTCTTCAAGTCTTCTAGCTTCTGCCTCTTGTCTAATCTGTTGGCGCTTCTCTTCTTCCTCTTGGGTCATAATGGTGACTTGGTTTTCATACCTCTTCACCGCTATTAAGATCTTATTGGCGCTCCCCTCTGCCATCTTGATCTCTTCTTGATACCTCATGTTCAAGACTTCAAGAGCACTAGCCCCATTGATTCGAGCGCTTTCAATCTCTAGCGCTCTGATCTGTTGGAGCTCCGCTTGATGCTGCCTTTCCCTTGCTATCCTCTTGGCTCTTGCGGCCGCTTGGAGAGCTTGGCGTTTAGCCATTTCCTTTTCTCTCTCAACTTGCGCCTTGTCTGCTTCTGCCTTCCTAAGGTCAGCTATCTCCTTGAGTCCTCTAGCTCTGATGATCTTCTCTTGATCGAGTGTTTCAACAGTCTTAGTCAAGCGTTCATCAAGACTCTTAAGATACTTCTCATTCTCCTTGTTGCGCTCTAGCTCTAAGTCAAAGATCGCTTTCTCTTGCTTCTGAAGAACTGCATACTCTTTGGAGACTGTTTCAGTTGCTTGAGCCTCAAGATTCATAAGGTTGAGAGCGTCAAGCCTTGTCTTGTTCTCCTTGATCCTTGCTAGCCTTGACTCGTTGGAAAGCTCCTCTAGTGCTTCCTCTTGTTTAGCCGCTTCCTTGATCTGGTGAAGGACTCTCATCTGTGTGGCTCTATATTTATCAAGGCCTGCTGATAGAGTCTTCCTTGCTTCATTGACTGCTAGAGCTTGCTGTAAATAGACCTTACCTAGCTCTTGAGCTTCTCTAGTGGTGAGCTTTGTTGAGTCTTGAATCTTCGCTTGAGTCTTGAGCATCTCATCAAGCGCGTCATTGTATTTCTCAACCTCTGGAGTCACCTTCTTTTCTAAGGTCTGTTGTAAGCGCTCCTTAGCATATTGAGCCTCAATAGTAGCTGTTGAGAACTTGGTCAGCTCCTCAGTAGTTGGCACAACACCTTTCTCAGCGAGCGCTTCAAGTTTGCTTTGAAGGTCTGAGACAGCCGCCGCCATCGCCTCTTCTGCTCGCTCTGCTTCTTCAGCCGCTCCGCTAATATTTAGGTATGTCTCATAGAGAGCATAGCCGGCCGCAACCACAGCACCAAAAGCCGGGATAAGCGTCATCATTGACGCACCTTGAGCGGTGAAAGCTGAACCTAAACCTTTCACTGAGTCAATAGCTTCTGTGATGTTTCCAGTCAGATCTCCAAGACCTTCTCCAAGGTGTGAGTTATCCTTCTCAAAGCGTTCAGCCATCGCCTTAGAAGTCTCACCAATCCCTTCAAGACTCTTGACCGCTTCTTCAGCTCCGCTTAGTTCAAGTTCGATCTCAACTTTATTAGTTGCCATGTTTGGCCTCCTTCATCGCTCTCTCTTGCGCTCGATGGATCGCTTCTTCAGTGTTGGAGTGTAGCACATCAACCGCTTCAAGTAAGGCACATGAAGGTGATGGATAAGTCTCTTTAATAGTGGCTAAGCCTGCTCTATGTCTTCTATAGGCTTGAATGATAGACGCTAGCCTATTAGCTCCTGCGACTGGACAAGATCTAATCTCTAAGTCTGAGAAGTCCTCTCCACAGTCCGGAGCTACTCGATAGCCTAGAACATAAAGCCCTTGATCATCTTGTTGAGCCAAGGGAAGTCCACGCTTAAAAGGCCCTCCGCAGTTACCACGAAGCGCCCGAAGTCCTTTCTTAGCTTGGCACTGTTCACACGACCAAGCGCGACTTCCTGAGTGACCAAGCCACACAGAAGCCGCCAATGCTATTTTCCCTCAACACCAAGAAGACTTATCCTTTGGATGTGTGCGACTAGTTCAGAGATCACAGTTAGACGGTCGCTGTCAGGTCGAATCATGTCCACCTGTTCAACGCTCGCTTCTTCTCCATTGATATGAGTCAAGCCACCTCTAAGCATCTCAAGGTAGACCCGGTTGAGATAGGCTTGATACTGAGACATAGCCGAGCGCTCATCATCACTTAAGTCATGATGCCATCTAGCTCTCTCACTATGGTCAGAGGGAGCTTCAATCCAAAGCATTCTCCCAAGCTCAGATCTAGAATAAGCACCGGCCTTAACCTCTGCCTCTTCTCTCTCTGAGGGGGAGAGCGCTTTGATTGTGAAGCGTGTCGCGTTCTCACCTACCTCACCGAGGTCACCAAGGTCACCGCTTGAGAGATAGGCTGAACGCTGTTCTGTTGTAGAACTCACCTCACTGTCACAGGTGACTACAACGTCTATTGTCTGTTTGCTGGATGTCAGGAAGTTCAAAGCCATGATTAGAGTCCTAGCGCGATCCTAAATGGAGAGTTACCGGCATTATCCTCATAAGAGGCAGTGCTGAAGTCTCCAGCATATCGGCTCTGTTGATAGGTGAGTTGTTGACGTACAATATCATTTCCACTCACGTCATAGACTGAAGGATCCGTTGTGAGTTGAGCCGCCGGGAGCATGATAGCGCATCCTTGGCCGTCACCTTGTGGACCTGTTCCAACGATGACTTGTCTGACTGTTCGATTGAAGTAATCATTAGCAATAGTCGTATTGACAGTTGAGAGAGTCAAAGACAACTCCACAGCAACATCACTAATGTCCATATCAGACATAGCAAGTATAGAGTTACTATGACCGAGAGGTGTAAGAGTGTTAGTGTATGTGAGGCTGAAGTCTTCACAATCAACCGCGATTCTTCCAAGAGTGTCTCCACTTGTTGAGTTACTGAGACTCGATGGTGAGGTACTTGAGAGCACAACATAGGATCCGCGAAACAGTGGAGCAGCTCCTGTGTTGTAAGCAGGCTCAACCGGTCCAGTAGCTGAACTGTGATCGTCTGTGATGTATGCGCATTGGAAAGTGAACTCAGCCATCAAGCGCCCATTGTCTAGGCTAATGTTCAAACTCTCCATGACACAACCGAAGGCTTCAGTTCTGAAGTTAACGCCATCGATACGGAAGGCCACTGAGTCGTCATAACTTCCGGTGTTGGTTCGGCTTGGAGTGTACCAAGTTTGGAGACCTCTTACAGCTGTGTAACCACTAGCGCTTAGAGCTGGAGAGATAGAAACATCACCGGCTCCGGTGTCGTTGTCAGTGATAGCAGAGTATTCAGCGCGACCGTTGAGAGTAGTGCTGATGAGTGTTCCAATGTCAGCGATAGCCGGAGCGCTTGATGGTGTGTAGCTGTTAGCGTCTACCGCTGTCACACTGTCAGTGAGTACGCTTGGAATCTTCGTCTTGAAGCCTGCACCAAGGAGTAAGCCGAGATAGTTTGATGCGTAGGTGTCGGCCGCTGTTCCAATGGTGGTAAGGTCAACGCGACAGACAACTTGACCGGTGCGACGACGAACGCGAGAACCGCCTGAGTAAACGGTGTCCGGCTCAGGTGGTACGAAGTACGAGCCATCACGAGCGTCATTTCTCTCACTTGCTACCGGCTCACCGGCGATGATGATTGGGTCTCTCTCACAAGGGATAGAGATGTAAGTTAGACCGGACGTAGAAGGAAGACCGGTTGTAGGGTCAAGAGAACCAAAAGTGGTCTCAACAGCGATTGATAAAGAGCGGTGAGTCACTGCCATGATTAAGCCTCCAGATAGAGAAGATCAAAGGGAAGGACAAGGATATAAGCGAGCCGCTCTCCTTGTGCATCAAGAATAGATTCTAAGCGAGCCTCAAGAGGAATCAAGCTCACAATACCGGTTGTAGCTAAGCTGTACTGAGGCCCCTTGAGAGTGTTGATAAGGTCAGCTGTGTCTTCGTTAATCTGTCGAGTCAAGAAGCCTGAGTCATGAGGTAGATCATACCGCACTCGACAGTTAACACGACAGCGCTTGCGACCGCTAAGACCTGCCGCGCCATCATCTTGAGCAAGGCCATCGATAGACAGCTCAAAGTATCTTGTAGAGTTGGAGCGCTCAGAGAGTGGAGAAGTATATCCACCTCCACGATTAACAGCCACAAAACCATGATGTGAGTCAGTCTTGGGAGCTATACCTTGGATAAGGTCTTCAAGATAGGTTAACGCTGAGAAGATTCCTTGGCTCATTTCATTTTGCTCCTTAGGTCGATCTCAACCGCTTTGACTAAGACCTCAACCTCTCCTTCAGTCAAGCCTATAAACTCACGTTCCTCATTAACCGCGTAGCCATACTGAGCCTTGTTAGTCAGTCCAAGTCTAAAGCCTTCTTTGCTCGCCTCAAGCACAACAAAGTTATTTAGCATATTACCTGAGAGAACTAGGTCAACAGAAGCGCTCTCACCACCTGTTCCGCGTCTTCTGCTTTCCTCTTTGTATTGAGCATATCCCTCTTCATAATAGACGCTTCGCCCGGTCGCTGAAGGTCTGCCTCCTTTGGGTGCAAGACGAGCACCTTTCTTGGAAACATAGAGGGGAGTTTTAGAGTAATCTTTGAAGAGCTGCCCATTAGCGTCAACACCTTTTCCGGTCCTTATCTTGACCTGTGCAAGCGTATTGGAAGCAAGCCTCAAAGAGTCTTCAGCTGTCCATAAGCTCTTAGGTAGATTGAGAGAGACCTTGGTACTCATTAGTGTCTCATTCCTCGCTTAGGTGTGAAGAAGGAATCATTGGCGCTCTTGCTGTACCATCGCCAAGAAGCTCTAAAGTCAGAAGCGCTTCCACCTTTTTTCTTGATGTTCTCTTCTCCCTCATCAATCACGCCATCACCATCAATGTCTAAAGTGACTGACTCAAGAGCACGCTCAAGGAGCTCCTCACATCTAGCTCTCATAGCCGCCGCTATGTCCAACTGTAAAGCTAGCTCATAGACTCTAGCCGCTGTACAATAAGCATGAGCTAACTTGAAACTCTCAGCGTTGAATACTTCATCCTCTGTGAGGTCATCAGCGCTGAGGTGATTTCTGATCACCAAAGCTATCTCATCAAGGCTAGCCTTAATCTGAGCTGAGAAGTCAGACTGTCTCCTTGGGATCATGTCGGCAAGATTAGCGAAGGTCTCCACAAGCTCATCATGATCAAGTCCGGTGTCAAAAGGTTTTGGTGTAGCCTTAAGCGTACCTTTTTCAATCTTGCTGTGATTCTGTGATCCTTGGTCTGCTGAATAGGCTACTGAATAGGAGTAGTAACCACTAGCACCAGTCACCGCCGCGCTTGTCACTGTGGCGTAATACATTGAGAAGACTAAGGTGGCTGAAGTGTCTAGGTTGATCTCTCTTGGAAGAGGTTCAGCTAGAATAGCCGTTGTGTCTACTACTCTGTTAATCGTGACACTGAACCAAGTATCACCATTGGTCACCAGGTATCCCTTAGCTTGATCTCGATTAAGAGAGTCAGCGCTAGCGCTCAAGGTCAGTGTGCGTCTATCGGTCGCAATACCTGTGACTGTTACATCAGCTCTGCTCTGTGTCATCGCTGAACTAAAAGCTAGAGCTCCACCTGTGATAGTCAGTGTCGGTGCTTCGCTTAAAGGTGCTGGAGCGTTCCACTCAAAGAGATAGTTTTCACCTGTGATTGCTTTTCTCATGTCATCTCCGAGCGGCTGAGTTAGCCTTGGTTATGTCCTTAGTCTTAGCCTTGGTCAGATTAGCCGCTTCAATGAATCCAGCTGTGACCGGTGACCAACTATGTCTACAGTTATAGCCACCTCCTGATGTTATCACACTTAGACCTTGGCGATTGTTCAATCTTCTCATCTGTGGCTTGCTTACAACTAAGTCAATAAGCTGTCTACAGAATGGTCTAGTGATTCCATCCTTTGGGCCTGTATAGAGATAGTAACTCATATCAGCCGCTTCAGCCGCCGCCGCTGTGATTCCTCTCCCATATTGAGAGATTCTAGTTTTGACTTCTGTCAGTTGCCTTCCCTCAGATCGCCTTAAGCGCTCCTCAAGATTACTCATGACTATGTTGGTTGGAACATCAACCAAGATGTCTCTTAAACTCTCATTAATCGAGCGCTTGAAGTCAGGGAGAATCACATCATCAAAGACACTTTGAGCCGCTGTTGCTTGAATGCTATCAAGTTGATCACTGATCTGATTAAACCCAAAGTCAGGTTGAACCGCTCTCATTGATCTTTCAGCCGCTCTTCTTATTGCGTCTTGTTGCTCGATGAACTCATCAACCGCAAGTCCAAGCCCCCCTTGGAGGATGAACTCAAGGAGTTGTTCATCATTCAGATTTAGAAGAGTCAGAGGATTAGCCGCTTGAACCGCCGCTCCTACTGTCTCTAATAGTTGTGCTCTTGCCTTGGTCAGTGCCTTAGCAAAAGCTCTCTCGGCTGATACTTCAGCCTTGAGCTGATCACGTCTTGCTCTTGTCAATGTGGCTAACGGTCCCGACTGCCGTTTGGCTTGTCGGGTAAGGTCTGCTATTGCTTCCTCATCAGCGTCATTCTCCGCTAGGAGGTGAGGAACCGCGCCACATTGACAGGTCATATCTTAGAGACAATCAGTGATGATGCGACCAAGGCTAGAGTCAACCGCATGGAAGACACCAACCTCTTCGGCGTAGACATAGCGGCGGGTCTTATCAAGAGAGTCATACTGACCTGCAACCATATCATTGTAAGAGAGGTTAAGAGCTGCCACAGGCATACCCTTAACATTACCGCTCTTCTGAACAATCGCGTCACTGCCCTTGAGGATACCCATAAAGAGACTGTCACCGGTCCAAATGTAACTCTCTGAAGAGGTAGCACCTGGGACAGCTGTGTCTTGACGAGCTTGACCAACAAAGATGTTAGGAATCCCTAGAACGTCACGAAGAACGTTGATGACAACTTCATCATTAAGAACTCGGTTCCCTGAAGCAA